CCCTTCACGTTCACCTTCTTGAGTTCGAGAACTCCTTTGAAGGATGCGGGAATCTCCTTGAAGTCTCCACGCGCCAGTTTTTCCGCGTACTTTCGCGGATTGCGGGCCTGATACCGAGCAAGATATTCTTGCCAGAGTGTTGCGCGGACTTCCGGATCTACCGGGCCACCAGAGTCCGGTCCCTCTGCGGGAGCGAACTCAGGCGGAACGTCAGATGCCGCGTCTACTTTGTCTTTAGCCATGATGATGTGGTGATTAGATTCCTACGAGCTGCTTCTGGGGCATCCGACGCCGGGTGCGGGTGCCCCTCAAGCAGCCCGCAGAATGCTTTTAATCTAGGCGAGTGTGATGTCAACGACTAATCCCGCCTTCTGGGTCCAGAGCTTGAATCCGCAGTATGCAGATCCGCAGATCTCCTTGCCGGTCTTCCCGCTGACTCCCTTCTCGTCATAGGTGACGCCGCGGGGAGAAGCGTAGGTCGCGCATCCTTTCACGCCGAAGACTCGGTGCCCCGAGTTCGTGATGTCGGAGCGAGAGCCGATGGTCGTCGAGACGAACGTGCCCGTGCGGACGACGTAGATATCTACGCCGATGTAACTCGTCAGGAAGCCGTTATTCAGCGCCATGTCGGCATAACTGAATCCGGTTGCTACCTGCTTCTGGACGAGGCCGGTAACATCGGTGTTCTCGATGATGAGGAAGAGGCCACGGTATGAGTCCGCATAGCCAGCTACTTTTCCGATGAGATCGCCGAAAATCTTGTCGATGTTGCCGGGGGAAGTGAATCCGCCCGCTGCCGTCGTGTACGAGCCGGTTGCGTCTTCGCAGAGACAGTTCACGACGAAGTAGTCGATGCCGTAAGCGATGCCGTATCCGATCTCGTCGAAGCGGTTCGACATAAGATCGAAGTCGTTCATCCGCTTCTCAAAGTCAAAGACCTGCTCGCCGTAGGGGAACTCGTCCGCCACGGTAAGCGAGTCATCCGTGATGGTCCAGGCGGATACCGAATAGGTTCCCGCAAGAGCCTGCGGAGTCACCGTGACCTGCGAGCTGTACGGGTTGTGGATGTAGAAGTCATCGCCGCTGTCGACGAGGCAGACTTTCTCAGCCACGAGTGCTTTGCGAAGGACCTGTTGCAAGTTCGCCGCAAAGTATTTTGCACGCCACGAAGAGCCGTAGGTGCCAGTGCCGATTGTGTTCATGTGGGGTAAAGCTAAGAGCTAACCCCGGCGATTTATTTTTTTGACGCTTCCTTCGCTCTCTTGTTTTGACGCGCCGCTGCAAGTGCTGCGATGTCGGCGTCGGATTCAGGAAGTTCTCCCTTCTCCGCCTTTGCGAGTATCGCATCGGCTGCCGGCGTCTGCTTGCCGCGCGGGCCTCCGCCGCCATTGGCAGCTTCGGCACTCGCACGTTCTTGGACGCGCCGTTCGAGAATCGCTTTCAATGTGTCATCCTGAAGCGCTTCGGTGATCGGTTTCCCGAGCACTTTTGCTATGCGGACGACTTCATCAAAGTCGAGCGAGGACACTTTCGCCTCAGTGAGCGCGAGCATGTCTTTCGCTGGAAGATTCTCGTCAGAATGCTCCTCGGAACCTTTCGATTCCTTGAGCTTCTTCTCTGCCTTCTCGGCGCGAATCTTCTGATTCTCGGCGAGTTCCGCAGCCTTCTTGGCTTCCTCGGAACCCTTCTTCATGTCAGAGAGCTTCTTATCGAGCTCTTCCTTTTTCCGTTCGTCGATCTTCTGGGCTCTTTCCTCATCGGAAAGATCCGCAAGAGACGACTGGAAATCAGTATCGGCCTCGATAGTTTGCTGGACTGAAGTCTCCAGCTCTGCAAGAACATTGTCCATAGGATGTAGTTTTTAGGTGGATTCCTCCACCGCGGACACTAAGATAGTAACACTGTCAATTCTGCGGACCGTACTTATCCACTACTCAGCGGAATCTTTCTTCTTCTTTGCCTGCATCTCTTCGGGAGATTCCACGAAACTTTCAGCAAGGTGCTGGAGCGAGATGATCTGCGCTTCGACGTGGGAAATGACCATGTTCCGCGCCATGATGAGCTGGTATGCCTCATCATGCCCGAGTGCTTTGAGGTCGGTGGCCGCAAGCCAGAGATCTATCGACTGTCCGAATGGAGCGGTAGGGTCGTATTCAGGAAGGAACATCTTCCTGAGTAATTTCAAGAGGCGGTCATTCCCCTTGAATGTCGCACGAATCAGTTCGAGTTCATCGTCGGTGAGACGCATCTGCTGACCGGCATTCCCGGTCGCGTATTTAGGTTCAGACATTATGCTTTTTTTATGTGCCGGCGTCGCCCCGCAGCCGCGAGTTTCTGAAACCTTGCTTTGCCAAGTTTCTTTCGCCCGATGTATGCGGCAAGTGCGCCAGGATTCCGTACTCCCTTGCGGGAAAGTTTCGACTTCAGGGCAGCAAAGCGCTTGCCCGAGCCGAGACGTGGTTTTCTAGCCATGATTATGCTGCCGGCGTTTTACTAAGGTCCGCAATCTTACTAACGTCCCCCGGCGTTCCTTGCGGACTCGGAACTGTCGGCACCGTCGACTTCGGTGTCGGAATAAACTGGAGCGGGGAAAGCCTGCCAGTTTCATTGAGGATCTGAGAGAACACCATGCGGGCATTCTCATCTTGAAGCACTGCCGGATTCGTGGCGATGGTCTGAAGTACGGTAGCGAGTGTCTGAAGCACTACTTGCTTATCAGTATTCTCGTTCACAATCTCGACGCGGATGTTATCCCACTCGAAATCGCTGAAGAGTTCATCCCACTGTTTCTGTCCGAGTTCATCCGGCGTGAAGAAGCGTTTGTTACCGAGAGAGGAAAGGCCGTTCTTGACCGCCGCCTCTTCGCTTATCGCATCATAGGGTTGTACCGGAAGTCCGAAGAGGACTTTTTCTTTCGTGCGCTTGTTGTAGTTGCGGACTGCTTGCTTGGGAATATACATCGCATCGATCTCATGCACGCCGGAATCATCGAGAATGGCGGCGACCTGGTCCTTGTTCTTGAGTTGCTTTCTAAGGTAAGGAATAACGAACTCGCGCATCATGTCTTCGAGCGCGAGCGCTTTGTTCTCTGTCATGAGTTCGAAGAGGGAATTCGCCTGCGTTCCCATGTATGAGGCGAGTGAAAATGGAGTTCCGGACGGAAGCGTGTTTCCCTTGATGACATCCGGCGTTGCAGCTTGCTCGTTGCCGATCATGAGCCACTGCTGGAGGAAAAGTCTGATGTTCGAGAGATCGTATGAATCAGTCGGTACCTTTGCGAGTGGGCCTTTTTCCTTGTTGTATGTCAGAACTTCTCCCTGCTCGACGGCGGAGAGCAGATTGCGGCTCGTGAAATTTTCATCGGCAGTCTGGAAGATGAGTTTCGACGCGAGGTCCATGTTGTCCTTCCACGCTTTCATGGAGTGATTCGCCATGAACTGCGCGTCAAAAAGAGTTTCCACCGCGCCGATGGGGAGTGTGCGACCCTCTTCGTCAATCAGTGAGTCCTTGCGAACGGGATTTTTTGCTTCGGGACCTTTGTAGAGCTCAAAGTCTTGCCAGTCTTCTTTTTCTCCTTGCACCACTGAGACGATGTGAATCTGGTTCGTGAAGTTTGGAGTGGCGTCAGAGTTCTCGTTTGGGTCTTTCAGAAGCAGGCGCGAATCGAAGTAGCCGTGTACTTCGAAGAGTTCGATGAAACGCGCGTCGCTGTCTTGCGGAGAACCGCCGGAAGTCTCTCGTGCTTTTTCTGCGGCATCGACAAGTTTGTCTACCTGGTCTTTCTCGTAGTGCGCGTAATCCGGATGACCGGGTGTTGCCATATTCTGAAGCTGCTCTTTTGTGCGATAGAAAAGTTCGATGGATGGAAGCGCATTGAAATCTATTGGGTCCGGTATCGAACGACTCCAGGGAATAACGAGGGCGATAAGTTTTCCTCCGCGCTCAACGAACTTGCTGATCGCCCCGCCGTACTCTGCCATCGTGCGTCCCCACTTATTGAGGAACTGCCCGAACTTCGCATGATTCATCCAGTTCTGAAGCATCACGTTCGCTACAAACGCAAGGATGACGCTTGAGTTTGTGGTAGGGACGAACTTGATGTCTTTCCGGTCGAGATCGGTTGCACGATACCAGATGTTCACTGCCGCTCGGACGATGTTGAAGAACGGCTTCTTTCTTTTGAGAGAATCGGTGTCTCCACTAATTTGTTTCGAGTTGAGATAAGCGTAGATCTTCTCGATCGTGAAACGCATGTCGAAGTCGACATAGTCGCCGAGCTTGACCGAGCCAGCGCGATAGTTGGTTTGTGCGCGGCGAACCACCTCTGCGACGGTTTCCATGTTCGCTATGATACCACCTCCGGAAGCGCGTCAACCGCTTCCTGTGTCCAGTCTGCGGGATAACCGAACTTTCGAATGAGTCCGGCGATGGATTGATTCTTGAACCGGCGCAGGATCTCATCTGTCGTTCCCTTGATTTTCGCTTTGTCCCGCTGATAGGGAAAGTCTTCTTCTTTCTCGCGGAAGAGATGGCCGTAGTAGGCGTGTTTATTCGTTATGCATCGGCCGCCATTCAGCCATGCCTTGATGCCGAGCTCAACGCCTTGCCCGCCCCAGGACCCGAGCGTTTCATCGCCGAGATTCCAGTCCCAGTATGTCTTTTTTGAAACGAGCCATGCCGAACCCTGAAGACACATGGTTTCTACGAGCAGATCTTCGCGTTCTTTGTCATACTGCATAACGAGGTTCTGGTCGAAGCAGTAGTTCCCGACCGCCGGCCTGTACTTGATCTCCCATCGTTCGGGATCAAGACCAAGGAGGAATGGAGCGACGATAGTTTTCTCGTCTGCAACTTTCAGGAGTTCCGTGTCGAATCCTTTTGAGAACGAGCAGTGCGCGTCAGTCTTCATGATGTACTCTCCCTGCGCCCTGCGGCAGAGTTCGTTCGTGGTTGCTCGTTGCCCGCGTCCGTCATCCTCCCTCCATAAAACCTCTGTGTCTGCTGTTTTGTGTTGTTCGATGTCATCCAGCGTCCGGTAGATGTGCGGTTCGTTGAGGGACGGAATGAGAATGGAGAGTTTCATTCTGCGCTGTTCAAGTTCTGCCGAGAGGCGCTCCGGGCGAATTGTTTGTCTAAGCGCTCGCTCGCTTCGATGTCTGAATCCGGCTCTGTGAAGTGGACTATCCCATATCCTACCGCATCCATGGCATGACTCCAGAGGTGCGCCGGCATGTTCTTCGGATTTCCGTCCTTGTCCTCGGCCCACGCATAATTCTCATACGACTCCCACACGTTCGTACTGCGCTTTGTGACTGAAATCTTTTTCGTTGCTACCACTTTGATGCGATAGGTCACGGAGTCCGCGCCCTTCTGGCACGGCAAGACTTCCACGCCGTAGGTATTCTGCTCGACGATGCTCTTCGGTTCTGCTGAGTCAGCAATGACAGGACCTTTCGCTCCTACGCGCCGAGATTCGTCTCGGGCTTGCACGGCGAGAAATTCATTCGAGAGTTCAGTTCCGTATGCAATCTCGTCGATGATGTAGCCGCCATCAAGATAGTAAATGGCAACCAGGCACGCCGGGTCCGGGAACCAGCCATAGTCTTCGCCGAATCCGATGAGCCTGGCTTCTTTAGGAACGCGGTCGATGAGTTGCCAGCCGGAATAGATCTTCCCGCGCACCGTGTCAGGGACCAGGCCCTCGATCATCTGGTAGTAGTAGCCGGGATTCGTTTCCTTGTATTTGAGATAGCGTGTGACGGTATCACTAGCGAGGTTTTCTATGTTGTCCCGGAATGTCCCGCCGATGTAGACTGCGTTCGTTTTTTCCTTGAGGTGCGGGATATAGAACTTAGATGCTTCTTCACTCTCTTCCAAGTCGAAGAAGTTCCTGATGATCCAATGACTTTTCGGTGGCGCGTTGAGTAAGAGTACGATTCGGATGTCTCCTTTCACGGTACGAAGCGTGTCATCGAGCGTTCGAAATTCTCCCTCGCTCACTTCGTCTGCCTCTTCGATGACGGCAGTATTGTAACTGGCGAGAGATTTCAGTTTTGCGGTGTGGGTGCTTGATGATGCCCGGAAGCCGTGGGCGTTGATGGAGTTCAGGCCCCGCGTCACGCGCATGTCGTTGTCGGTCATGTAGAGCGCCGGGCGGACGTTCTGCTCGTCTATCCGGTCATTCAATTCGCGCCAGAGTGAATGACGGATGTCTGAATGCACTTCGCGCATGAGCGCTGACCTGAAGAAGTCCGGAGCAAGGAGCCGGGAGAGTGCGTATTGAGAGGCTGCGGTAGAGCGTCCGGCACCGCGGCCACCCATCAGGATGAAGTAGCGGGCTTTTTCCTGCCAGAGCGGCTGGAAAATCTCATTTACTTGCTGATCCACGCTTACCTTCATTTTTGAACTTCTTGAAGGTGATGGCGTTCATGTTGAGTTCTATTGGACCTCCATCTTCCCCGGTAACTTCATTGATTCGAGGAAGCACGGTGCCAGCGAGACGTTCGAGTACGCGATCATGTAACTGCGCGTCGTGGTCGTTCATGTCGACGCGCGGCATGGTAAAAAGAGCCTTGATCTTCTCAAGTGTAAGCGTTCTCACTTCGGCGGCGAGTTGCCGATCCTGAAATGATTTTCCTCCTTTGCCTGTACCGATATTTGCCATACCAAACTTGACTGTTATTGACTTTATTACTTTTTATTTTTCGAGTGTGAGTTCAGGTTCCAGCATACTCTTTCGCTTTAT